GGGGGGTTCGAAACGCCGGACGAGGATCTGAACAAGTGGAGGCCCATGGCAGAGTGGAACGATCATGTCACCAACCGCGTGCTCGCCAGCTTCAGCCCGGCAGTTTCGGGGTTCTACGGTGCCACATTCCAGGCCTATTCGGACCTGGCAGGCTTCGGCAACGCAGCTGGCTACGATCAGATCGACACAAAGAACCGCAAGTTCATCGATGTCACCATGTCACTGGCAGAAGTTGTCGTTGATATCGATGCGCACGGCCGTGTGGTCGAAATGGTGCGCAAGTTCACCTTAAAACCTCGCGCCGCTGTCCGTGAATATGGCGAGACGTCCTTGCCGAAAAAGATCGTGGATCTGGCCACTGATGGCAAAAGCGATGACCTGGTGTTTTTCTACCACGTCGTCGTCAATGATCAGTTCGTTAAGGGCAAGCTTGGGCCGCGTGGTAAGCCTTGGCTGGCAGTTACAGCGTGTCAGCTTGAACGTGCGCTGGTCAAAATGGGCGGGCATGATGACATGCCTGTTTATTATCCCCGTTGGGATGTCGACAGCGGTATGACCTATGGTACCGGGCCGGGAATGATCGCCCTGCCGTCAGCACGTACCCATAACCTGATGGACGCGGCGACAATCCGCGCGGCCCAACATGCGGCGGATCCCACGAAGCTGGCGCCAGACCGGCAGGCTGTTCCCCTTAATGGCACCTTCCGCCCAGGTTCAGTGGTCTACGGCGGCGTCGATATGCGTGGCAATACCATGATCCGGAACATGGAACACGCCACCAATATCGGGCTCACGATGGAAGAAAAACGCGCCAAAAGCGAAGCGGTCAAAGAGGCGTTTCACTATTCGGTCATGTCGCTGGCGGGCCGCACCGGGGTCACCGAGGAAGAGACGCGCATTCAGGAAGAAGCGCGTTTGCGCAACTGGGCCCCGCATGCTGATCGGATCATGGAAGAGTACGCGGCGCGTAAGTTTGAACGTCGGTTTCGCCTGCTGTGGCGTGCAGGACAGTTGCGGCCACCGCCCCCTGAGGCCGCAGGCCAGCCCTTAAGGGTCCGGTACCAGTCCTCGGCCGCGATGGCGATGCGCGCGCGCGAAGGCGCGGCGGTGCGCCAGTTTATCGGTGATATGGGGCCGCTCGCCCAGATGAACCCGCGCTATCTGGACCGTCTGGACCCCGACGCGATCGCCGAGGCACTTCATGACGCCAGCCCATCCCTGCCTGCACGTATTTTGCGGTCACGCGATGACGCGGACGAGCTGGCCCGAGCACGTGCCGAGCAGGAAGCGCAGGCAAAACAAATGCAGATGATGGAACAGGCGGGGGGCGTCGCGAAGGATCTGGGTATCACGCTGGATGCGGGGGGCATGCAATGATCTGGGATCGTCTTTCCATTATTCGCAGCTTTTTCGGCCAGGGCGAAGCCGGCACACCCCAAGCGATCGCTCAAGACGGAGCGGCTGCAGAGGTCGCGGCACGGTGGCAAAAAGCCTTTAACCGGGATCCACAGCTTGCCGAGGATCTGATCCGGCAATCGGGACTGCTGAACCTGCAGCCGATCGACATGATCGAAGGCTACCCCCAGCCGGCCTCGATCGACCCGCAGCGACTGGCCTATGAAGCTGGCCGGCGTGACCTAGCCCTGCTGATCCTGTCGCAGGGGCATATTTCCCACCTTGAACTGAACCAACTTATGGAGAGCTTGGATGTACGTTAAATTTTTTCTCAAACCGCTGGTATGTTACGCACCAACTGACGGAGCCGCTGGCGCTGGCGCTGGCGGTGCTGCCGCGGCCGGAGCTGAAGGCGCTGATACCGTGACGGGCAACGCCGGGGCCGACACGATTGACGGCGGTGCCGGTGCTGACACGGTTGCCGCTGGTAATGGGGCCGATACAATCGCATCTGGGGCTGCCAAGTGGTGGGAAGATGCAAAATTCAATGACCATCGCGACCTGCTGGTCTCCAAAGGCCTGACCCTCGACGATAAGGACGAGGTGATCGCCCGCCTTGCCAAAGGCGAGAAGGCCGCGCAGATGAAGCTGGGCAAACCAGCTGACCAGCTGCTGTCCAAGCCCGGCAAGGGGGAAAGCGTTGCTGACTGGCTGAAGGCGAACGGATCGACCTTCGGTATCCCCGAGAGCGCCGACAAATACGACGTCCAGCGCCCGGAAAGCTGGCCGAAGGACGCGCCCTGGAATGATGCCCTCGAAGGCAAGGTGCGTGAAATTGGGCTTGCCAGCGGCATGTCAAACGATGCGGTCAACGCTATGGTCGGGCTATATGCCGAGAACATCATGGCCTTGGATAAGCAGGCGGCAGACGACTTTGAAAAGGGCAGCGCTGAAATGATGGCCGCGCTGGAAAAGGATTGGGGCGATCAGACCCAAGCCAAGCTGACCCTTGCCAGCCAGGCGGCGTCGGTCATCGCTGAGAAGGCGGGACTGGACGCGACAGCGATGGAAAACCTTGCCGCATCCCTCAAGCCCAAGATCGGCGACGCGGGCACGATGCGTGTCTTTGCCGCGATCGGCGAGATGATGGGCGATGACCAGATGGTCATGGGCGATGGTAGTGTCAGCTTAAACACGACCCCTGCAGAAGCCCGCGCAAAACTGAGCCAGCTTCAAAGCAAAGGCGGCGAATGGTATGAAGCGACATCTAAGAAAGACCAGCAGGCCATTGCGCGTCTGAAGCCTGAGGTCGAGCGGCTGACCAAGATCGCTGCCGGATAAATTGGCAATCCAAAATAGGGCGGGGTGTCGGCCCCGTCCGATGGAAAAAGGTGGTGGATATAACACGATAGGTTGCGCTCAAAGCGCTGTATGGCAACGCACGTAGCGTTCTATATAGAGATGCTTCGGCCGAGCATCGTCAAGGTCGTCAGGTTTGGTGGCGATCTAAACAAGTCTACTAATACAGCAACCGCCACACGTCGCGCTAGTTTGGCAACAGCTACGACCGTCTTGGGACAAGCCAAATCAATACGTGCTTTAAATGTTCTTGCTTGCCTACAAGCTTTTATTGCTTCGGCGGGGTTCTGAAACGACTCCACATTCCGCTTGAACCGTAGCAAAGTGAGTGAATGAACATAATTTTGCAACGCGCTTTTCGTGACACTTACCGTTCCCTCGGCGGTTTTGGTTTGGTGGCTACAATCTTGGCAGTACCAGTTGTAGGGTTTTGCTTACACTGGATCATTCAGGGTCGGCTAGCTATGGTGCCCGAATTCCAAGTTTGGCTTATCTATGGCGTTGCTGCTACAGGCGTTGTCTTCACAGTGTTGTTTCTTTGGAACTTGGTTTGCACTCCATTTCGGATGCGGAATGAAGAGTTTCTACTAGAAGTCGCTAAGAACGAAGCTCTGAGATTAGAGGTCGCTGAACTTGAGGAACTGATAAACCAGTCCTCGTCCCCAAAAAACGTGATCAGATCGAACCTAGCGGCTATCAATCCCAACATTCTCGCGGCGATCGACGAAGGCCAAGTTGATATTTATGTCGTAGCAGAGGAATCGAAATTTGCTGATGTGAATAGGGCTGCCGACACACCGGACGGCAGACAGCTTTTAACGTTGTCAGTTCACGGAATGGATATGGGTATCGATAACAGAATGCGCTCTGGCACACCCATAACGGATTCCATTGAGATTGGGACAAAAATTCACTTCACTGTAAACCCGAGACCCTCTTTAAGAGCCTGATCTATTTGGACCCCTCTTTTTTCCTTAACTGAACTAGGAAAAGAGCTAAGCACACCAGGTCTGGCGTTTTTTCTTGACAGACATCCAAATATCGCGATGACATCTATGTACGACGGGTGCCATCGCGATGCGATGTCCGTCTGATCAGGGACAAGCCCCTGCGCCCATGCAGCGATAAGCACAGGTCTGGTCCGGCTCCGCCCGGGTGCCCACTCCGAAATCTCACCAAGTAACGTTGATTTTTCGCAGGAGAGGGCACATGTCCTACGCGCAGCTGGTGGAAGCCCACCACAAACTTTCATACTCGAATAACGTCAAGATGGTCGCTCAGCAGGTTCAGAACCCGTTGCGCAATGCCGTGACGATGGTCCCAGCCACAGGCGAGGCGCAAGACGCCGCGGACCTGCTGGGCAAGAAAGACTACATCGAGGGCGAGGATTATTCCCGCCGCAACCCAGACAATCCGACGCTCCGCAGCCGCCGTTGGTTGGTCCGCCCGAACGTGATCGAAGATGGCGAATACGTTGACAAGGAAACCAAGTTCGATGCGGCAATGGACCCGACATCCGCGCTGGTGCGCAACTCGGTCATGGCCGTTGAGCGTGGTGTCTTTGATCGCATCCTGGGCATTCGCAAAACCAGCTCGGGCTTTGTCGCCTCGGGCGGCGGCATCATGGGCCGCGCGATCGAAGGCAAGCGTCCTGGTGGTGCGCCGA